AATAAGTTTTTTTATAAAGTGTTAATTAATAAAACCATACTTCTGATAGAACTTTTCCCTTCTTGTGTGTTTCTCTGTTATATCAGCTAAAGCGTTTCTAAGATCGTTTATTATTTCATCCTGCTCTTTAACTTGTTCTTTTAACTGAACGTATTTAAGTACAATTGATTCATCTAATTCTATTACGGTATCTTTTTCTTGCTCAAAGTTCCTGATTTTGTTTCTTAGGATACGCAGATTGTTTTTTATCCTATTATCATATTCCATCCAAATTCCAAGAGTTTTAATACCGTGTAAAACAGAAGCATGGTCTCTGCCTACTTTAGTACCTATCTCTTCTAGGCTTAGCTTAGTAAACTCTTTGCACAACTTATAAAATATTGCACGTGCTTCTACATACTCCCTTTTTCTTGTATTAGTACTTATTTCTAATTTAAAATAGTCATCCACTATTTGTTTAATCATTTCTTTGTTCATCCTCTAATTTGTTTATTAATTCGTTTAAAGTCATATATCCTGACTCATGTATTGCTTTTAATATTCCTGCACAAGCTTCATATTCTTCTGCTGCTTCATATAGCTCTATAGCTTCTTCTAGTTCAGCTAAATTACGGCCATTTGCTATATCAGTTAAAGCAAGCAAATAAAATTCATTTACTATTTCTTTATTCAAGTGTGCCTCTAATTACGTATTCATTAAGATTCTCTGTTTGGTCAACAAAGTAATCTTTAAATCTTTCTAAAGCTTTTAATACTTTATCTTTACCTGAATTATAAAATGTCTCGCTTACATCATAAAAACCTAAGTCCCCTGATGATTTATCTATAGCAAAAAAATAGAAATCCTTATACTCCACATTAAATATATTGCAATAGATATAAACTTGAACATCATAGCCATATTTCTTTGCTGACCAAGGAAATGCCTTTAGATCACTTGTTGTTTTTAAATCAGCTACATAGGAATCACCTAATATATCAGCTTTCGCTCTAAATGGAAATCCATCCAGTATATCAAAACCAGGTTGTTCAAACTTAGCTCCGCGTGTTAGCTCCTGCCAAATATTATTCTGCAATAAAGCGTCAACTGTATACATTGCTTTATCATATTCTTTCCTGGTAAAAACATATCTATCATCGCCTATCTCCTGAACTTTATCCTTATATTTTTTTGTTACCGCGGATTGCACCTCCACTACGTGACACAATGTATCTACTTTTTCAGGCTCCAATGCTGCTAAATGTATCAACCTACCAGCTTTAAATGCGCTTGAATCCGAATTATAATTTAAAGATCTAGCATAACTTTTAGGCGAATCTATAAGGTATTTAATTGCTGAGCTGCTTAAAGCATGCTTATTTAACTCACCATAATAAAAAGAATCATCGTACATTTTTTTTAATAACTCCTCTTTATTCCATACCGATCCATCTAATAATTGAATCTTTTCTACCCTATCTTTACTTTTGTGATATATCGATTGCATATCCGCTATTGGTATAAAACAACTTTTCTCATCGTTAATAGAAGGGAGTATGCTTATTCTTAAAGCTTCCAATTCTTGTTGCGTGCTAAATTCGTAATTATTTTCTCCAACTCTAATATTAACCCCACCACCATCAATAGCCCAGTTAAGAAAATTAATTTTTGGAGTTTTAAAAGTTATATGTCTCCATTCTGGTTTCTTTATTACATCTATCATTATTAATTTTTTACAAAAGTGTTATTTATCATTTTTCCTGTTCTTCCTTTTATTTGATTATAAGCTGTTTCTATGCATCCTTCTATCTGTAAACCAGATAAATGTGCTAGACTCGTTAAAACAACGATAGCATCACCTATAGCATCTTCTATTTCAAATTTATCGTTTTTTAATACTGCCTCAGATAATTCACCTACTTCTTCCATCAATTTAATTAACTGAGTTTTTTTATCACCCTCCTTGTAGATTCCTCTTTCTTCAGCCCAATCTCTTATTGGTTGAAATTCATTGTTTAAAAGCATAATTAAAGTATTTATTTGCGTTAGACATATTTTGTTCTTTTGTTCCAGTAGGTCTAAGGGGTTTCTTTTCTGTATCCACAAATGGGATTTTATCTTTATAAATATCCTTTAATATTTTTTTACCAATACGACTTTCTCTTTTTAAGCTTCTTGCTAAATTAATTATATTGGTAGACAAGAATGGATTTCTACATTCCACTGTATGCGCCATAGAGCAACGATCTAATCTAATATGGTGGTAATAAGGAAGCTCACTAAAAACATCATAAACAAAGCTATCCCTTTCTCTTGCTCTATTATAACCGCCAAACAATTCATCGCTACCATCACCTGTTAAAACCGTATTAAGATCCAATTCTTTGCATTTTTTAAATAAAAGATATTGAGGAACAACACTACCTAAATCGTAACTGTGCTCATACATTCTAAATACGTTAATCAATTCATCCTCTTTTATTTCATTATTTATAAAAACTGGTTCAAATCCAAAGTAGTTGGCCATTTTTTTACATTGCTCAGATTCATTGTTTTCTATAGATATAGCTGTAAAATCTATTTTATTTTTTATTAAATGATATGCTATTATAGAAGAGTCTAATCCACCAGAAAATAACAATCCTAATTTATTGTAATTAGTAACAGACCTTAGTAATACTGATTCATTTATTAATCCATATAAATTAGAATCGCTTGGTCTTTCTGTTAAATAAGATTGTATATTAAAATACTTGCCAGCACTGTATGCTAGACCGGCATCTATTTTGTACATATAAAAGTCACCAGGTATACATCTATTAACTCCATTGAATTTAGTATTTAACGTTCCAAATTTAGGTTCTGGCATTATTTCTATCTTTTTTAACAACGGTTTAATTTCGGAACAAACACCATTTTTGTTATAATACAATTGTTTTTTACCTAGTGGATCCGTAAACATTATTATAGATTCTTTTGTTACATAACAAATAGACCAAAATCCATCCCATTTTTTATATTCGGATCTAAACCTTTGCGAAAGAAATCCGTAGTTGAATAAGTTTTTTAGGTAATGTAAATCACTATTATAACTACCAAACTGTTTGTAATTAAATATCTCACCATTAAAAAATAGATACCCAGATTTAAGTTTTAATGGTTGTGTTAATCCTGTATTATTGCTAGACAAAGGTAAAGAACTAAAGTTATAATGCCAACCACCTATGTTACCTTTAAAGTGCTGAGTACCTCTATGCTTTATCCCACTTTCTATTTCGCTTTTAGTTATTTGTATTCCGCACATATTTTTTAATATAATATAAATCACTTTTAAAACAATGCAAACTACCGATCCACATTCTTAATTCCCCTGGTTCAATATTTATTTTTGAACATACATGCTGTAACAATCTGTAAGTCATATAAATATCATTCCTTAAATGTCTCACAGCATCACAACTTCTTATATGGTAAGTACAATCAAGCTTACCTTTTTCCTGATAAAACCAGTATCCTAAAGAGCATGGCACTCTTACGTTATTATTACTTTGATCTTCAGGATGCCATACAGTAAAGTATGCTTGTCTGGTATTAACATTTTCTTTTAATCTATCTATTATATCATCTAGATCACCATAATCATATCTTCTTCCTTTTAGATCACTACACCAATATCTTTCCATATAATTATGGCTAAACTTACCGCCTTGTCTAAATAATTTATCATTATCAAATTTATCATAAAATGGCCAATTTTTATATTCCTTACCAGGATTAATCGGCTCACCACATATTCTTTCTTGGAAATGGTTTTCCGACCAAGGTAAACTAGGATCTGTATCCTCCATTATATTATTAGAAGAACCAAAGTTAACAAATATATTAGTAATTTCAACCAAAGGGTTTTCTTCGTTTATTCCAATTGATTGCCAAGTTGAGTTACCACTTTCTGTATGGTGGCTATAAAGTTTGTTGTATAATTGTTTTATTGTTTCTTTCATCTCTCTGCTATATCATTTTTTTCTACTAAGATTCCTTCCCTGTAATTATTCAAAGCTCCTATATAAGCTACTGCATCTAATAAGTTATCTTGCTTATGTGCCCAACTTTCTCTAGCTAATTTTAAAGCTATTTGCATATTATATAAATCTATAATCGTTATTTCTTTAGAAGACATCACGGAAGCTATCTGTGCTGCTCTTTTATTGCATTCACTAAAAGGACCATACATTCTTTCTTTTTCTTCTGAACGATTATTGACAATATTATTAGCTTCTTCTAAAATATTCATAATTCTAAAAATTCTGTTTGTTCTTCTTTTCTTCTATCTAATTCTTGCTTTGCTCTCCTTTTATCGGATTCTAAACCTCCGCTATTTATAATAGCAAAAAGATATTCTTCCGTTTGTTGTGACCAAAAATAATTGTTGTAATCAAAATGCATATTAGTGTTTTTTGTAAATATAAACAATTATTTAACACTATCATTATTTTCAAATACTTTTTTTTCCAATTTTTCTATTTTATCTAAAGCAACCACTAACGCTTGTTGAGTTAGCTTTAGGTCGTGTTGCATCTTAATTAACTTAACTTCTTTCATCTCGTTTTTTATTAACTACATTAATCGCCTTTTTGAATCCTTCTACAAAGTATATCATCTCTTCATCACAATATTGTAATCCAAACTCTTTATGTCCTATTTCTTGTATTTCTTTATTTGTGTACTCTTTCATAGTGTTGCATCTTAATTAATTTAGCTTCTTTCATCCCTGTAAATTTGTGAGCATACTGCAAAGCGTTGATCTTTGTCTTTAAACTCGGTTACCATATTGGAATCAACCATACATCTTTGTATAAATTCCTTTTGTGTTTCTGTTGCTTTTGGTTTAGGTAGTGGCATTACTTTTGTTGTTTTAGTTTTTCAATATATAATGTTGCATCCATTAGTTCTTCCTGTAGGTGGTTTAAAAACTTATAGAACCCATCTGGAGAATCGTATAAAGTAGTACCGTATTTTATAATACCATCTCTGCTTCTTGCACGTAGCGTGTTTATTACATTTTCTACTATTGGATCTTTAGGTAAATGATTATAAGTTGAATCTGTGGTATAACCACCAGCCTCCATCATTTCTTCCCATTTTTTTATACTATCTCCCATCGGTGTAAATTTCTAAAATAAACCATTCTATAATTCTAAAAAATATATAACCTATAAATAAATCAGTCATATAAAGTTTTATATTTCTGCAATTCTTTTTCCAGTTCATCAATTTTTTCTTCCGCTTTTCTGGCTCTTATAACTGCTCTATTTTTATCAGACCTATATTCTCTAATGGATTGGTTATATAACCTTTCGTTTGTCATTAGGTTGTGTACATAAAATCCTACTTCCTGCCAAGCAAAATAAAATTCATTTAGATCTTTGTTTTCAGGTTTAGCTTTACGCCATTTTATTATTTTTTCACCTATAAGGTTAAAGTTTGTATAGTACTCAGCTTCTCGTAAATTGTTCAGTTTTTTATTCATAAATATTCATTATATACAGTTACTAGATCTTTCCAAACCACCTTAGCAAAACTGCAAGGTGTACAATCTATTTTTGTTTTAAATATCCTTTCATATATGTCTTTGTACATATCCTGCTCTGTTGGTGTAAATTTATTCTTTTTACCATCAACAGCAGCTTTAATTAATTGAAATTCTGATTCGCTTAAACATTCTGGTTTTTTATACCTAAACATTTGATTAAGTTTTACCTTTCTTTCATCGCATCCACAATCTTCACCAGCTATAAACTTAACAGCTTTTTTTATACCTGTAGCAGTCGTAATCTTTTCTATAGTATCACCCAAACCTTGACTAGCAACTTCATGGTTAGCCTTCCATTGTTTGTATTCTTTAGAACGTTTATCACCTTTAAATTTTGTCATAGTCTCTATTTTTATAATCTTCCCAATCTTCTTTAAAATTTCTGTTTAACTCGTTTTTAGCGTGTTTTAGTGTATTAAATATACTTACCCAACTTATATTTGTTTCTTTCGCAATACCCCTAATACTTAAATCCGTATCCCTGTACAAAGTAAATAATTTTTTTTCATACCATCTCCAGTTTTCAATATAATTATCTATCATTAAACAAATTTTATTAAAAGCTATTTGCTCATCCATTTGCGTATCGTCCGGAATTTGTAAGGTATTTTCGTCATCATCAATAGAAAATTTATCAATTTTTCTTTTACTATTATAATATTGGTAATACAAAGAACGCAAAGTAAAATACAAATACCCACGGCTAACAACACCATTTCTAATAATCTTATTACTATCCGCATACTTATATAAAGTAATATAACATTCCTGTACTATATCTTCAGCATAATTAACTTCGCCAAAGCTTTTTACAATATTAATCCATTCTTTATGCCTTTCAGCAACAAGAGCTAACCAGTCTGGTGATTTGTCCATATAACAGTTATACTAATGATTCCAATAACGCATTGCAATATAATTTCATCGCCATCTTCTAACTGTTCTTTGCTATATAAAAAACCAAACATCATTCCAATTACAGGACTTAAAATAATATCGGCATTTTTAATTTGACCTATTATTAAATAAACCAAAGTAATTATCATTAAAAGTCCAATAAGCATCATACGTTTAAAGCTTTTATTACTTTTTTATTTTCTATTAAATTCTGTCCTAAATATTCGTAACCAACATTATTAATTATCATTTTTAAACTAATAGGCTGCTCAAAGGTTGTAGGACGTGCACCAGTTTCATTTTCCTTTACTTTTAAAACGTGAATATGAGAATACATCCAATCGGTAGGATGTTGTACATATCTATGAATACACCAAATGTCATCAGCACGTGAACTAATTTTAGAACCACCTTCTGCATCACTCATTGCTAATGGTCTTGTTAATCCTTCGTATTCGTGTCCGCTATGGTGTACTTGACGAAGTGCAGAGGTTACTCCGTGTGCATTTACACAAACCTGTACGTTATTCTTTTTGCTAAATATTCTTAATTC